TTATTTTTATTTGCAAAAGAATTCATACCTGCTGTGCTTATGCAATCTAAGTTAAAAGAAATAGCAGAAGATCTTGGATACGGAGGGGTAGAAGTTTTTCCTAAACAAACAGAATTATTAATGGATCAGGGAGACAAAGGAAGTTTTTTAAATCTTCCTTATCATGGCGGAGATTTAAGTACTCGTTATGCTCATAAAGCAGGAGGTGAGTCTGCTAGCTTAGATGATTTCTACGCTATGTATGATGAATGGGTGCAAACAAAAGAAGAAATCGAAGATATAAAAATAAAATCTAAAACAAAAGAAGAGCAGGCATTCCCAGATGGTCCTCCTTGCTTAAACAAATTAGCAAAGCAAGGATTTACTCAAGGCTCTAGAAACAATGCTCTATATAGTATTGGTGTATATAGAAAGAAAGCTAATCCAGATAACTGGCAGGATATGCTGGAGAAAGATAATACAAACTACATAGTACCTCCATTAAACTCTAGAGAGGTTGTAGCATTACAGGATTCTTTAAAGAAAAAAGATTATAAATACAAATGTAAAGAGGCTCCACTACAACCTGTATGTGATTCTCGTAAGTGTAGTAAGTGCCCGTTTGGAGTAGGTTATGGTGAATCAGATATACAATTACCAGAATTTAAAGACTTAACTAAAATATGTTCTGATCCTCCTCAGTATTTTTTAAATGTAGATAATAAAAGAATAAAACTCTCAGGTGAGCAACTTCTAGAGCCTAGATTATTTAAACTAGAAGTTTTTAAACAAGCTAACATTGCAATAGCTAAGATGCCTACGATGGAGAAATGGATATCTGAAAACGTTACTCCACTATCTGCTCCTGGTGTTATAAGAGAAGTAAAAGCAATAGAATCTATGACTCCTGCTTTTCAATTAAGGGAGCATCTATTTGAATTCACAAGGAATATACAGACAGGGAAAGAGTTAGATGATATTTCAAATCACGTTGCATACACTGATGAAAGTTTGGGTTTGACTTATTTTTTAGCTAAAGATTTTACTGACCACCTTAAAAGAAGTGGTTGGGTAGAAGGTAAAACTACTACTTCAAACTTATTATCTACTCTAGACATATACAAAGAGGAGAAAAGAATGCAGGTAAGAACTAGCTCCAGAGCTGTAATTATTATTAAGGCATTCAAAAAATTAGAAGTTAAATCAAGCAAGGTAAATTATGACAATAGCCCATTCTAATCAGTACATTCACATAGCTAAAGTAAGGAATTGGATGGAAGAGCGAGGAATTCCGCGAGGATTTGAACAAGATACACTAAGACGCAAAATTCGGCGCGGCACATTCGTAGTCCCATACATTCGTATAGGGAATACTCCTTACTTTTTAGAGCAGGGATTAATAAACTGGCTGGAAAGAAACACGTCAATATGAATCAATGTGTATCAATAGGTATCAATAGGTATCAATAGGGTTCGTAAATTGTAATTAATAGTAATAAACATGGATCCTTTTTTTGAATATATTATTTTTCTTTTGACTTTTATCGTAATTTATACGAATGTTTATTTAATTTATATAACATGAAAGAAGATTAAATATGAATAAATTTTGGATAGGCCCTCCGGGCACTGGAAAAACTACTACGTTAATTAATCAAGTAGAAAAATATATTTCTGAAGGTATACACCCATGTGATATAGCTTATATTTCTTTTACTAAAGTTGCTGCTAACGAAGCAAAGGCTAGAGCCATTGAAGCCTTTCCTGAATTTGCAAATTCACCAAACGCATTTGAAAATTTTAGAACACTGCACTCTCTTGCATATGCAGAGTGTCCTGATGTAAGAAGCAACACTATTGAAACAAGTGATTATACAGAACTTGGAAAGATGCTTCCTTTTAACATAGATGTAAAATATGATACTTGGGAAAGTCCTTATGACCATGATGGTAAACTTTTAAATACAAAAAACCCTTATTTGTTTTTAGTTAATCTTGCTGCTTGTCGTAAACAAACTATCGAAGAAGCTTTTGATTCGCACACAGACACCAGACTTAAGAGAGACATTGCTTATTTATTGGATGAGCATTACAAACAATTTAAACAAGAAAGAACTTTGTATGACTACAATGATTATTTAATTGAGTTTGCACAGAAGGAAGTCATCCCCTCCTTTAAAGTTTTAATTATAGATGAAGCCCAGGACTTAAGTAATATACAATGGGACTGTATAGAAAGACTTATGGAAAATGCAGGTGTTACACACATAGCAGGAGATGATGATCAAGCTATTTTTGTTTGGGCTGGAGCCAACGTAGAAAAATTTAGATCGTTCGCTACAAGAGATGGTTTTGAAACAGAGATATTAAAGCAATCTTATAGAGTCCCTAGAAAAATGCATACATTAGCAGAGAGAATTATAGAAAAAGATTGGACTAGACTACCTAAAGAGTATCTACCAGTGGACCGCGAAGGAGAAATAAAAAGAGCTTATACTTTTGGGGGTCTCGTACCTCCGCTTAAGGAGTTCATAGATAATAATAATTCTAAGACAGTCTTAGTTCTCGGTGCCACTAACTCTATATTAAAAGAACCTATCTCTGCTCTTAAAAGCGCAGGTATAAAGTACGATAGTAGAAACTCTAAGCCTATGGGTGAAGATAAAATCAATGCTATTGAAGACTGGGGCAGATTTCGAAAAGGATTTGAACTCACCGGAGCTAAAATAAAAAACATATATGGTTATCTAAAAACTAATGTTAAGCGAGGTTATAAATCAGGGAAGAAAGCACCAGATGATTTAGAAAACTACACCTTAAAGGATTGTAAAGAGAAGTTTGGTTTGTTAACCGATGCTCCTTGGGATGAAGCTTTTTTAAAATTGCCTGACGAAGACATTCAGTTCATTAAAGGTATCTTAAACTCTGGCAGGAGGCTTACCGATCCTTCTCAAGTTAGAATATCTACAATCAATTCTATTAAAGGAGCAGAGGCAGATGTCGTAGTTCTTTTCAGTGATATATCTTGGGGAGAAAAAAATTATGGAGGAGCAGAGGCTCATAGAAAATGGTATGTTGCAGTTACTAGAGCTAAGCATCAATTAATTATAATAGACCCAAGAAAATATGAACTCTCTGCAAATTTAAACTTCAGGGATTTATTGGAGGAATCTGCATGAAGAAAAAGAAACACGATCCGGTGAATCACCCATCGCATTATAACAAAGGTGATATTGGTTGCATTGATGCAATTAAAGCGTGTCAAGGATATGGACACAGATACTACTTACAAGGCTCAGCTATAAAATATATCTGGCGCCACGAGTGGAAGAAAAAACCTATAGAAGATTTAGATAAAGCTATCTGGTTTTTAAATAAACTTAAAGAGGAGTATAAATGAAACAAGGTAGTTTATTTTTACCTGATACTAATTGGAATGTTCCTCAACAGTTACCAGACTTAACTAAAGCTACTAAGGTAGCAATCGATTTAGAAACAAACGATCCGAATTTAACGAAGATGGGTCCAGGTGCCATTAGAGGCGATGGAGAAATCATTGGTATAGCTGTAGCGGTTGACGGATGGAAAGGTTATCTACCCGTTGCGCACGTTGCAGGAAACCTCGATCCAGGATTAGTGTGGAGATGGTTCGAGAAGAATGTAGTTAACACCGAGGCCACTAAGATATTTCATAATGCCATGTACGACGTATCGTGGATCGCGGCCCGCGGCTTTAAGCTTAAAGGTAAAATCGTGGACACTATGATCGCGGCAAGTTTAATAGATGAAAACAGATATAGCTTTACATTAGATTCAGTAGCTAAGGATTATATAAAGACAGGTAAGAATGAAACAGTTCTTAGGGAAGCAGCTAAAGCTTTTGGTGTAGATCCTAAGTCTCAGATGGCTGAGATACCTGCTATATATGTAGGTGATTATGCTGAGAGAGATGCAGAAGCTACTTTGAAACTTTGGGATGCACAACAAAAAGATATAAGTGATCAAGAACTAGAAGACATACTTAAATTAGAAACAGATTTATTTCCTATGTTAGTTGATATGACATTTAAAGGAGTTAGAGTTGACCTAGAAAGAGCAGCAGAAATTAAAAAAGATTTCATAAGTAGAGAAAAAAAACTTTTACACAATATTAAAAAAGAAACTGGAATTGATGTAGATATATGGGCAGCAGCTTCTATACAAAAATTATTTGATAAACTTAATATAAAATACGACAGGACTGAGAAAGGTGCTCCTAGCTTTACTAAAAACTTTATGAAGACTCATAGTAATGAGTTAGTTGAGAGTATTGCAACAGCTAGAGAGTTTAACAAAGCACATACAACATTTATAGACTCAATAGTTAAACATGAATACAAAGGACGTATTCATGCTAACATTAATCAATTAAGATCAGATGCAGGTGGCACTGTAACAGGAAGGTTTAGTTATGCTAACCCTAACTTACAACAGATACCTGCTAAACATAAAGTCATAGGTCCTATGATTAGATCTATCTTCCTTCCAGAAGAAGGGTGTAAATGGGGATGCTTTGACTACGCTCAACAAGAGCCTAGAATATTAGTACACTTTGCAAGTGCCTCTAATCCTGGAAAGATTGTACAAGAAATTGTAGAGAAGTATCATAAAGGGGAAGCTGACTTCCACCAAATGGTAGCTGATATGGCAGGTATCAAACGTAAACAAGCTAAGACAATTAATCTTGGTATGATGTATGGAATGGGTAAAAATAAATTGATGGGTGAACTTGGTTCAACTCAAGAAGAAGCAGAAAAGATTTGGAATACATATAAAAAGATGGTTCCTTTTGTTCACGAGTTAAGTAGAAAAGTTTCTCAAAGAGCTAATCATAAAGGAAGAATAAGAACTTTAGCAGGGCGTCTATGTCATTTTGATATGTGGGAGCCACATGGATTTAATGTAGGCAAACCATTGAATGAAGAAGATGCTTTAAATGAGTATGGTCCTGGTATGACTAAACGCGCGTTCACGTACAAAGCTTTGAACAAACTGATCCAAGGATCAGCTGCGGACATGACAAAAAAAGCTATGTTGGCCTTGTACAGAGAGGGGGTGATTCCCCATATACAAATACATGATGAACTTGATATCTCAGTTGAAAGCGTACAACACGCAGAGAAAATTATTAAGCTTATGGAAGAGGCGGTTGAGTTACAAGTGCCGAACAAAATAGATTACGAGGAAGGAGATACTTGGGGTGACATACACGGATAGAGATCCAGTAGAAATTACTCTTGGTGTTTGTGAAAGCTGTAGTGCTTACGTGCCTTTTATTCGTTTAGTTACTGGTGATGAAAAAAGAATCTATCAGTGCTTAACGTGCAAGGCTAGACACACTCAACACATCAATGGTAAAGTTACATTTAATTATCTAGAAGATGGGTACACAATCAAAAGACATTAGTCATAAACATAAATCCCAACTTGGTATTCGCAACGAATTAAAAGCTGCGATGAAATTTCTAAATAAACCAGACACCCATGTTTATTATGAATTAGGTGGTCGCGGTCCGGCTGATCTAATTGTCGTGAATAGCGAAACGGGGACCGTGGATTTGTACGACGTCAAATCAAAATGCTATAGAAAAGACGGTTCGCTAATAAATAGGGTAAAAAACAAATCAGCTAAAAATTTAGACGTAAAAATTATATACGTCTAACTATTTGTTTTTAAAAGAAAAATGCCGGTAACTAAGAAAAGTTACCGACATATGAAGGTGAGAAGATTTTTTCATAATAATTTAAAATAAACTCTTGTCAAATATAATAATTACCCTATATAGTCCCATAGAATATGTTAACAAAAGGAGAAAATAACATGCCTGATATAAGTAGATTTAAATCAGTAAGTGTATCAACCGATACACACCAAAAATTAACTAATATGGCTGCAAAGAAATTTGGAGTTGCTGTTAGTGTACAAAAAGTAATAGACTATTTAATAGAGAAAGAATTAAAGAAAAAAAATGGTAGATCTAACGGGAAAGCACGACGTTAAAGCTATTTGCCCTCGTTGTGATGGCAATGGCTATATTAAGATTGTAAGTACACCAGACTTGGTAGAACACGATTGTCCTCAATGTGATAGTCAAGGCGAAGTATTATTACCCGCCGAGAACTGTCGTCTAAACGTAGAAGGCGGAGTTGAGGCTCGTGGCAAAAAATCTAAAGAGTGTATATGAGCTGCAAAGAAGCTAAACTTATAAAAAGAAAAGTAGAAAATTTTATTTCAAAAGACGTAGCTCAGTTATTTGATGATTATGCTTATTTGATATCTTCTAGAGATGCAATAGCGGTAGGCACTGAAGAGGGTGAGAGTTTTGTAACTAAATACGAACCTGGATGTGGTTTTTGCATAGATATACGAGGAAACGATGAACCTTTAGCAAAAGCTATGTTAAAACTGTGTCATAAAAGAATGGAAGAGATAACAGCGCAGAAACTAGAAATAGTTAGAAGTTTTTATAGAATATATGGAAACGGATCTTATTTAAAACCCCATGTAGATTCTGACGAATTAGAGTATTCAGTTACTATTAATATGGGAAGTAGAGGTCCTGAGGGTTATTGTTGGCCTATATATATTGAAGAATTAGATGGCGAACGGGAGGATATATTGTTATACCCAACCGACGCTCTAATTTATAATGGTTCTAAATTACGACACGGGAGAGAGAAATTTTTAGGTGTATACCAAACACAATTATTTTTACATTATAAGGAAAAAACATAATGGGTGATTATTTATTATTTTTGAATAGAATAGAGAAATTGCGTCGAATGGTAGCAACGGCTCCAGAAGGAGCTAAGCACATATGGCAAAAACACTTAGATAATTTATTAGATAAAAGAACGGAGGTAGCACATGAAAGACTTCAAGATTCAGCTAGAAGCGTACACTAGTAATCTCATAGTGTGGACTATTTTACTAATTACAATGGGATTAATGATTGCAAATATCTTAACTATCTTTAATATGATGGCTGTAGTCGAAACAATGTGGGTGGAGATAGAACAGGTAAAGGAGACTAATATAAGTCTTTACCAGTTTATAGAGGCACACAAGGATGACTTTAATTAAGGAAAATAATAAGGTGAGAACAGAACTTCCTAATAGGATGCGCAGTACAACTTTCACTCTTCCGGTAGATGACCGGAAGGTAATAGGTATTGTTAATTACACTGTTAATTCAGATGGAATACATCCTGAAGCATTATGGGTTAAGATTAAACCTACAGATTCTTATCTGGATAGAGAACTTAGAGCTAGTGGTAAATTAGTTTCAAGACTAATGCAACACGGAGAGTCTTTAAAAGATATTGTAGATACTTTATCTCAAGACAATATTATTGGACACATGGTAAATTATTTTGCAAAGAATATGGAAGATATTATCATGGGCGCTCCTATGGATAAAAAACAAAGAATGCTTTCTACTGATCCGTATGCGATGAAAGAGTAATGGCGCAAGACGGAAAGCATATACCATCTAAAGAATTTAAAGATAATTACGATTCTATTTTTCGTAGAAAGAAAAAGAAGAAGAAGAAAAATGGAACACATTAAATATGCTAAAAACGTCTTGGACCCAGATAGATTAAGAGATCTAAAAGATCTTTGTATTAATCATTTTCATGAAATTCCTGCTTATAATTTTTGTAGAAAAGAACAAGAGTCCTCTAATCTTTTAGAGGAAATAATTAGGCATTTAATTGGAAGAGATCACCACGTAGAGTACTGGGTAAGAAATGGAGAATGCCAAACTTTATTTCACGTAGATGGTAATGAACTTCAACAAAAATTTGATTTTGTTAAATATGGGGGATTTGATCCCGATCAAAAAATTGAGTTTCCTTTAAATAACCATGTACTTTTTGTAAATATAGAACCTGGAATGGAGGGTGGTGTATTATGTTTAAGTCCTTACTCAAAGTATGAAAAAGGTAGACCTATATGTGATAATTCTTACGAACCACTAGAGAACTCCCCTATAATAGAAATAGTACCAAAAGAAAATGACTTGGTTCTTTGGAATAAACCAATATACCACGCAGTAAGTGAGGTTACAAAAACAGATGGCAAGAAACGAGTAACTTTTATGTTTTCTTCATGGGGACATGTTCCTGAAATATATAAAGACCACGAACACTGGACAAATTTCAGAACTACTTTTCATCCTGACAATGATTCCTCTGCGGACCGTTCCCACTGTCTCCCTCAGCCAATGGAGTTTGATTTAAAATGATTGATGAATTTGAAATAGAATGGATACCCGAAGATACAGGAGCACCTTATACTGAGGTAGATATGACTGAGCCTTCTTTCTCAGAAATACCTGCCCATACAGTCGATAAATTGTGTAAAAAGAAATTTGGACATACAAACTGGGCTAGATTAGGACAAATGAGCCCTGAAGACCTAGTTGGTAACCCCTGTGAGATTGACTATACTGAAGGGATAATATATTTTAAACATAAGACTTTAGTATAGGATATATTATGACCCTACCAAGCAGTGGAACATTAGATTACAATTCAATTAGAGCAGAATTTGGATCGCCTTCTTCTAACGTATATTTAAATTTATACTATAGGGGAGGACCTTATTGTGTAAATCTCCCAGAAAATAGTAATATAACTACAAGTGCAACAGGGCAGCTCGCTGTAAATAATTTTTATAGTTCAACAGGGGGAGCCAAGGTTGCTTGGGGTACTGGGGGTTCTTATAATTCTGGAGGTAAAGCTCCAGTCTTAACATACGGATGTGGAGCAACTGGGCTGCCAAATATGACTTCCACAACCATTGCTATAGGGAGTCTTAGCACTAATCTGACTCGGTGCCTAAATGCGGTAGGCCCATTAGGAGGAGTGGAGATGAACACAGGGCCGTCTTCAAACCATAATTCAAATCTGACTGTGAGGGCATTTAAGCTATATAATAGTTCAGCAGGACTTGAAGGAACATACACAACTGGTGGTGCAGCTGGTAATAGCTCTTACGATGTTCCAGCCAGCAATGGTGTATACACTTATTTTGCTGATGACTTAAACTCTAATCTTAATGGTTTAACGCGCCCTTCAAGCGGGTGGACAAACGCCATGCTTTCAACATACTTTATTATAAAGGCAACCTAATGGATCTTTCTGAATTTGATAGAACCATAAAAAGCTTACCTGATAAAGTTAGATATAAAGACGATTCCACAGGAGAGGATAAAACTGCGAATGAAGCGGAGATAACCTGGAAACATAAGTATCTCCCTGTATCAGAACTTAAATTCTATTTAAGACAAAACCATGAATTTTGGGAAGATAAGATAACAGATAGGGAACAAGAAATACTAGAAATCTGGATGAAAGAACTAAAATATAACCCTCTTCACTATTCAGTAGTAGATAAAAAAATTGTAGCAAAAGGCCAAGTTGAAACTCAAGATCAGATTGATGAGTGGTTAAAACCTAATCCAAGAGGGAAACTTAAACCAATTACACCGGAGACAATATGATATTTAACATACCTTTTAAAATGATAGAAAATGTAAATGATGATTTACAAATATCTGTGGCACTAGGAACAGAACCCGGCCAAAGAATAGTCACTGAGACGCTAGAAGAAAAACCAAGAGACAGGGACGGTAATCATTTATTCTCGGTTCACCCTACAAAACCATGGTTAATTACTAGTTCTGATAACTATTTTATAATGCAGGGCACATTAAAGGTTTGGTTTAAATGGAAAGATGGGGATCCTTTTCAGTCAGAAAATATTCAAGACTATCTTGATTTTCAAAACAGTCTTGTTCCTAATTATACAACAATGACAAACCACCAAGAAGACAGCGATAATAAGATTATGTCTGGTCAGTACACTTACCTGCCTACAGAGACCAGTGGTTTTGTAGAGCCATTAGTTAAGTGGAGACCATATACATCTGAGGGTGGTATAGAAATAATAGACCGCGATACAGTTTTTGTTTGCCCAATGCAATACTCTTCAGGGTGGACGTTTCAATCAGCAGACTTAATGAATAACGATTCGATGACCGTGGACCGCGAAGGTTTACAGTGCTATGTTCTGCCAGGACAACTACTACACACAGAAGATCATAAGCGTGTAGAAAAATATAAATTAACGAAATTAGAAAGCTCTTCAGTGAAATTATTTAATAGGTCAGGAACATTTTGTAAAATAGCAAAGATGTTCAAATGATTTCTTATCTAAAAGAAAGATGGAGACTTTTTAGAAAATATAAACAATTTTTAAGCATTGATTTTTATAATGTACCTCTAGAATTGGTTTATGATTTTATTAATACTTTAGATAGAAACACTACTATGTCTAGAGTTAGAAAGTTTAAGAAGTGGCCAGTATCTAAGAAGTTAATTAAAGGTGAATCGTTTCATCAAATGATCATGGACCGCGAATTTGAACCAGGTACGTTTGGAGATGAGTTTAAGAAGTGGACAATAAAACAAGAAAATGCTGCTGTTGATTTATTCAAAATTTCTGTAGAGGTCGCACCAAGAAGTAAAAACCCCTCAAAACTTTTCGAGGCTTTTCAGAGACAATCAATGATACAACATGATCTTATGCATTTCTTTAACGGATACGACACCGGTACTCAAGGTGAGGTTGCGGTTTTGTCTTTTCATTTAGGTCATGAATGGAAAGAAAGTTGGGCCTTCTTTATTCTTATTGGTGCCTGGTCAAGTTTAATGTTTTCTATACTGCCCTCAAAGTATCCTAAAGGGGTTCCTTTTTTGTTATGGCTTAGATATATTCCTATTTGGTATTATATAAAGATTTGTATAGAAGCATACAGGCGAGGTAAGAATTCTTTTGACTTCTTCTTTGTTGACTGGGAAGATAAATTTAATAAACCTTTAGAAGAGGTTAAGGCAGAATTAGGTATTAAAGGGCCTCCTAAGTATTGGGATAAAACTAGATACAGCAGGGTTGCTTGGAAGTATAATGCAAGGAAGAGAACACGTGGACACTGATTATAAAAAAGATAAATGGACTTTCTTTAGAAAAGAGTTTCCTCTACATCAAAATTCTTGTGTTTTAATTGACACTAAAGATAAATATATTGCTGAACTAGAGCGCCAAATATGCGAACAGCGAGATAGAATAAACTTTGACGACCACCAGTGGTACAATTACTGGATACCAGAAAGATTAAAGTGGAAATTAGCTGCTCTGAAACTGGAAGCTGAGAATAAAGTATTGAAGAGCTACATAGATAAAGCACAGAGGCTCACGAACCGCGACTTAAAGGAATGGATAGATGAAGAGGAAAAAAAGAAAAAAAACCAAGGAAAATGAAAAAGAACATAGAAAATGGCTTCGACATTGGAGTATTGTATTTAGGAGGATGAAATGATATTAGTAGACCGTTATGTATATCCTAAATCTACTCGCGAAAGCATTTCGGGCCTTAGGCATTACACCGTCGACGGCGAAGAGCAAAAGCTCCCGTCAGTCACCACCGTCCTCGCGCAAACGAAAAGCGAAAAGGATAAAGAAGGCATCAAAAGGTGGAAAGAGCAAGTCGGTGAAAAAAGGGCGGAAGAAATAAAGAACGAAGCTGCTGCTCGCGGTACAGCGATGCACAAGTATCTCGAAGACTTTATCATAGGACAGAAGTCCATGGACCTTACCACGACCGGTAAGGAAGCACAGAAAATGGCTGAAATAATTCTTGAAAAAGGATTGAATGACTGTTCAAACGTGTATGGAGTCGAAGCGGTACTATACTACCCGGGCCTCTATGCTGGTAGCTGTGACTTAATTGCAACATATAATGGTAAATTAGCCATAATAGATTTTAAGCAAACCAATAAACCTAAACAGCGTGAATGGATCGGCGATTACTTTCTGCAGATGGCAGCGTACGGTATGGCCCATGACGCGGTATATAATACAGCGATAGAGCTAGGAGTTATAATGATGTGCTCTAAGGATGGCTTTTATCAGCAGTTCGTGATAGAAGGAGATGAATTTCGGAAAGCTAAACACGAGTTTCTTCGGAGATTAGATCAGTTTTATGGGGGTTAGATGTATTTCATCATCACAGCAATGTTATTTTTCGCAGACACGGATACTGTGGTGTATACTCAGTATGATAAGGCGACATTTGACTCGAATATAACTTGTCAGGAATTTCTGTTCCAGAACAAGGTAAAATTGACCTTAGATTTAATAGAAAATCACAATAAAGAGGGGAATATGAAGGGCTTTGAGTACTTCTGCGAATCGCGGCGCGCGGTCCAGGAACCATTGGGGCCTGAAGTATGAAACATTCTGTAATGTTTCATGAATATTGGGAAAAGGAGAATGAATTGTTGGAAATTAGCCTAAAACAGTCTTTAAAGCAGGCTGAAGAGCGTAAGGTGTGTGAATGGTGCGGGGAGCGCGGAACGCGGATCGAGGTTCACGGGCACTATCAATGCTCAAATTGTACGAAAAACGTGGACGAATGCTGTCAGGGTGAAGTTGCTTGCAAAAAATAACTGTATATAGGCTATTTATAATTGAAAGTTTTTTTAAAAAAAAGTGAAGTTGCAAAGTGCTGTTTTTGCTGTAAGAATCGAGTTCTCTCAATGAAAACAATAACTTATTTCATTTTCTTTACTGTTTTTTACTGTAAACTGCTGTAAAAAAAAAATTTTATCTAACAAGTACAAAGATTTAGCTCTTACAGCTAACATATGTGTCGACCTCTACTGTCCCTCGCGAGAATTTGTTTTTCAAGTTTTTAAAATAAAAATTCAAATTATAAATAGCCTATATATAGACGGATCACTGACTCACTGGATCACTGAAAAATGAATAGTTACATATTTCTCCCTCATGGTTTTTTAGTAAATGCTAATGTTAGTGCTCCAGTGATCCTTTTTTCCATTGACGAAGCATGGAAGCCCAAATAACTTCTTACCCATGCCTAAGAAGTCAGTAAAGAAAGGTACCCCAATGAAAGTCACTACAGTATCTAGTGGCCTACCTAAAGCAGTTAAGATTGGATATAGAGATATTGAGATAGAATATGTCAGTCCAGATTTTAAAACAGACAATCTAACAGATTGTTACGGCGAGTATCGTGCGAGAGAAGGCAAGATATTAGTACAACATAATCTTTGCGGACAAGAGATGGCGAACGTAGTGCTTCATGAGTGTTTACATGCGATAGCCTACGCATCTGGACTTAACCAAGCCAACGGTCCATTAAAAGAAGATGATGGAGAAGAGTTAGTTGTGAATCAAATGACTAACTATCTAATTGGAATGTTTAGAGACAACCCTTGGTTCTTAGATTTCCTAAAAAATAATATGAATAAAGATAAAGGTAGTGTATAAATAACTTAATTCGGGGAGTTAAGTGAAAAATATTCTTATCATCACAGGTGTGACTATAGCTATGCTATGGGTATTTGGTGCATTGTTCGATCGTGCAATGGCCGACGGAGATCTTACGTCTTCTGGTGCTACAACAAACGATCAGGTTAACTCAAGTGGTTCCAATACCGCCATCACAGGTGGATACACAAGTACTTCGAGCACGACGTACCAGTCCGGAAGTTCAAGCTCAACCTCTACTACATCTACTACTAACAATAACTCTTATACTGGCGATACTAGAACAGTACCGTCAGCATCAGCGCCTGGAATTTCAGCCATGTCGCAGGACCTTTGTACAGTAGGTGTTGGATTAGGAATACAGAAACCATTAATAGGTGGAAGTATTGGGCTTACAAAGCGTGATATGAATTGTGAGCGTATGAAATTATCAAAATTACTGTTCGACTTTAACATGAAAGTCGCGGCTGTATCTATACTTTGTCAAGATGCCAGAGTTTTCTCAGCAATGGCTCATGCGGGAACACCGTGCCCATTCAATGGGAAAATTGGGACAGAAGCTCTAGAAGAATGGAATAAATATGATCAAGAAAGACCAGACTACGAAGAGTACACAAAGACTCTAAGATACATGGAAAAAGTTGACGCACAGATTACGGAGGCAATGGATGATAAGGAAGCATATATCGTTGATGGCAGCGGTAATCCTGTTCAGCTCGGTAGCGAATAGTGAAACTGTAACTATTGAAGACACCCCCAATCCAGGAGACACTACGACCGTAACGACCATTACAACAGGTAATCCTGTAGTCACTAACAATTTATTATCTCAACAATGGAATGATGGTACTTGGACAGGAACTATGTTCCCAGATAGTTCTGATATAAATGAAAATATATACCTGACTGGTAAGGACGGAGCGTTTGCAGAATCTACAGTTAATTCTCAAGACATACTAACAGAACAAGAATTGCAACAAGGGTTGACTTCAACACTAACCGCCAAGGTGCGCTGGTGGAATCAGTGGGAGAGCACAATTGAGATGAAACAAACTGCAACCAATGGAATTGATACAACTACACAAACTATGATTCTAGAAGACACTACTAACCACAATAATAAGTTTAATTCTCACACTAATACTTTAGTTATTGCACCTGATGCAGAAAACTCACACGGTACACTAACTACAAGATTTACATTTGATATAGATGATGCTGCTGGTAATTGGAACAATGGCCACAGCGGACCGGATATTATACAACCTGACTTAAGGCTTAGTTATTCAGCACTAAGCTCAACTACTGTAACTGATATAACCTATTGTTATGAGAAGTCGCCACCCACCTGTCCGGCCCAGGAAGAGATAGCAGACATTGAAACTTTCTTAGACACTTTTGAAGATGACCTATATCTAGAAGATATATATCAATATGAAGAAGAATATTTCATGCCTGAGGAGATAGAAATTGAATACTCATTCAATGATGATTACTTTGAAGAAGAGGAGTTTGAAATAGAAGAGGACTATTTAACACTTGATGAATTTTTTTTTGAAGACGATTACTATCAAGACGACTATTACGAAGACGTTTTCATGGAAGAATTTATTCCAGAGACTCTTGCCTTTGAAGAAGTAGAGTTCTTTGACGAGCCTCCACCAATGGAAATGTTTGATGAGCTACCACCAATAGAAGAAATTTATTTTGCAGATGAATACTTTGAAGATGAAATGTATTTTGAAGAAGAGATGTACATAGAAGCGTTCACTGATGAAGCCTTCATAGAAGAGTTTGAAGAAATGTTTGAAGAGATGCCAATGGAAGAGTTAGACATGGAAATGGCAGAAGAAATGTTTGAGGAGATGTTTGAAGAATATATTGAAGAAGAGCCACCAATGGAACTAGTTGAAGAATTTACAGAAGAGTTTAAAGATGAGCCAATGAAGGAAGAAGAGCCCCTGGAAGAGGTAGCCTTGGCCGAGGAAGAGCCGGTGGAAGAGGAACCACTTGAAACAGAACCTACAGAAGAACCAATTGAGGAAACAAGTAATGAACAGATTGAAGAACAACCCAGTAGCGAAGAGCCTATTACAGACGAGCCGGAGGAGACAACAGACGTTGCCGAACAAGAAGAAGTTGTCGAGGAACCAGTTGAAACACCAGGACAGGAATCTAGCGAAGATGTGGAAGTTGATCTAGATATCAAGGTAGCAGCTCTAGAAAAGGTTATTCAAAGCAAAATATCTAATGAGATGCAGAGAGTTAGTATAACTTTGGATGCAGTCAATGAGATTGTGTCTAGAGAATTAGTAGCTTCACAGCCAGATATATCCTCATATTTCAATATGAACGCAGCTTTATTTGATACTAGGCAAATACCTAGTGGGGACCCAGCCTTCTTCATGCAGGCCAGCCTAGACAGCTACAGCAAAACTATCTATAATACACAGGCAAATCTTGTAGCGACTGATCCAGTGGTTCAGTATCAGATTAAACTAAATGAAGCGCAGCAAGCTACAGATGCTGCTTATATAAAATTAAAAGGATTAATGGATGCCAGATCTAATCAATAAATTGTCAACATATGCGGCATTGATCGGCGTGGTAGGAGCCATCGGCGGAGGTTTTTATGCCTGGGGTGAATTCAACACACGACTTAATGCAATAGAAAACAAAGAATTTGTTGTTAATGAAACAGTTGATCTATCAGGAATCAATGCAGAGTTAAAAGAACTTAACGAAAAGATAAATGATAGAGTTAATGCACTGGGTGCTTCTCAAGAAGATGATTACTTAGCACTTAAAGAAGAAGTAGATGATCTTAAAAAAGATGTAGCAATTAATGCTGCAGCTATTGAGTATCTTAGTGCAAAGATAAATGAATTGAAAGCAGCTAACGACAATCCATTATTAAACTAATGAAGCTCTCGGACTCGACGCAAATTTCACTCCCGGCACGTAACTTAATAGCCATCCTAGCTGCAGTCGCAATAGGCACAATGAGCTTCTTCTCGATACAAGAAAGATTAAACAAGCTGGAGACAACCCAACAGTTAATGGCACAAGACATGGAAGCAGCAAACGATTTTATTAGCGGCGTCCCCAAAGGCACCATGGTCAGTCCACAGATAAACGAGCTCTTCATGTTGGTGGAATGGCTGTCAAAAACACAAGAAGAACTTCGTACTCATGTTAATAGAGAGATTCCTGAAATTTCAAAATTAAATATGCAAATACAATTTATAGAAGAACGTATGATAGATGTTGAAATGTTAATTGATAAGATAAGACAGAATGGAATATCACATGATTGAGACACTTTTCGCAGTACTACTTATAACTAACGGTTCCATAATAGAGACGGTGCCAACGGAGGGGATGGCTGACTGTCTTAAGACCAAGCGCGTGGCTATGCAAAACATAGGACCCGATCAAGAGGGAGTATTCATGCAGTGTGTCCAGGTGGAGGCCGAGGTCGAGATAGACATGGGCCGAAAGAGAATCGTTAAGATATTAACGGAGAATCCTACTGGAAATTAGGATATACCTAGGACTATTCATATTGACGATGCTGTATATGTGGTCTACTACTTTCTAGATGAACTTAGTAGGTTTCGGACTTACCCTTCACGACAGCTCAATAGCTGCATACAAAGATGGTAAGTTTTTATATAGGAAAGCAGAAAGACAGTTTAATCAAAAACATGCTCACGGTGATATCAAGTGGGCTAAGTCTGTTTTAAAAGAATGGGACATAGTGAACTGTGAGTCTATGTGGTCAGACTGGATAAAAGGCACAGACAGTCAAAAAATAAAAGATGGAAATAAACTCGATCACCATTATTGTCATGCCCTTTCTGCAAGTCACCCCCATGATATTAATTATGTACAAGACTCTTATTCATTTGGCCCCGCTGACACACCCTCACACCAACAGATGTACAGCGGCATGTTAGTAGGCAACACTTACACACAAAGATTTGATCAAATGAGTGTACCAACTCTTTTACATACAATATTACGATCAGAGTATTTTAATCATATGACAGACCTTAGACAGTTTGTAATGCAGAACACAGTAGATAGAGATATAAAATTATTTTTCGAGGAAGTTTTAGAACAAGGGGAGCACAAAGACTTTAATACTTTTACACAATTAATAGATTTCCCTGGAAAAGTTATGTCGTTACAATCATACGGAAAACCAAACTACAATAAGGTAGAGGAGTGGCATAAATTAGAGCGTTTTAGAAACAGAATGGTCTTTAGTGAGGTTGCACATACAGACGTAGCTAACCTAAACTACGACTACATAAGTACACTACATAAATTTTGTGAACAACTTGTGTTAGATTTTACTCCTAATATTCCCTTTCATTATTCTGGTGGTGTTGCACAAAATGTAGTTTGGAACAGAGCTATGTTAGATGCAGGAAAAAAGCCTCACGTGTATCCATGGGCTTACGACGGTGGCTGCAGCATAGGTGCATTAAATTATTTATTAGACGAACACAACATAGAAAGAAACACAGACTGGGTACAAGATGATGAAGCTCCCGCAGATGAACCAGATGGACAAACTATATCTATAGTAGCAGAGCTCATAGCTCAAAACAAAGTTGTTGGTTGGTATCAAGGCAATGGAGAGGTCGGCCCACGCGCACTAGGCAATCGCAGCATATTATTTAACCCTACAAATAAAGAAGCTAAAGAAAAAGTTAATAAAATAAAACAAAGAGAATGGTGGAGGCCGTTTGGCGCCAGTGTCTTAGAAGAGAAAGCTGACAGTTTCTTTGATCTACCTGTTAGTAGACACATGTTGTTTAACTCTAATGTATTGTATTCAGGTATACCTGGAGTAACTCACGTTGATGGTACATGTAGACACCAAACTGTACCTGATAATGACACACCTCTTTATTGGTTACTAAGCTATGTAGAACACGAGATAGGTGTGCCTGTTTTATTGAACACTTCTCTAAATCAAAAAGGCAAACCTCTTTGTTCTACAATAGAACAAGCTATTCAATTATTTAAAAACACAGACATGGATGCTATTTGTATAGGAAATAAGTTATATAAAAAATGACGCTACATAATACAGATTTATTAGCAGTTAACACTTGGATAGCAGACAATAGTGCGGATCCGTTGCAACCAGACCTTACTGAAATTATATCTAAGCGAGAGAGCGTACAGATTTTATTAAATTTAATAAGTGAATTTTACCCATACATAGAAAAAACAGAAAAAATACAGGGGAAACCATATTTTGGTGAAGATATAACAGATGATGGTTTGTGGGAAATGGCACAAATAAAAGAATTAAACTTACCCGCTGATGTAAGAGACGTACACATATCCACCTGGAAACCAGGTGCCGTTGTAAAACCCCACAAAGGCCCTTTTAAAGGTGTGATTAGATTACATATAGGATTAAATGTACCTACTGGGGAGTGTTGGTTGTCATTAGATAATAAAAAATATTATTGGGAAGAAGGCAAAGCTTTTTGTTTTGATGACACTTATTGGCACCACGGAAAAAATGAAACGCAAAAAGATAGGACTATTTTATTTGTAAATTTAGAAAGAGAAATGAGCACACAAGGCAATCAATTTGCATTAAGGAAAATGTTAGATGATCACATGCATAG